GAAAACGCCGAACAACTTGATGCCGGCGATGATGTTGTCATAACTGGAAGAAACAATGTATATCAAGGCAAGACTGGATATATCGTTGACTTTGGTCAAGACAAACGTTTTGTCATAGTACAACTATACAATCATGGTAGACACAGTTTTGATTCCAGTGATGTCAGCCGCAATGAATATGCCGACAGCGAAGAAGAGCATGATGAATGGAACGATATCAAGGAAGCGTCTGACATCTCGGGCTTGATGGCAGCATCACATTTAAACAAACAATTTAGGATTCAGGCCACCGCAAATGACAACGGCAAGCCATTTAGCAAGAGCTATCGAGTCAAAGCACAGAGTGCTCGAGTAGCAAAAGAGAAACTCATGCGCTATTTGACCACAGGCGATCGCGTATTGAGTGATGTCGAATTGGGTGATGCTGTTGAAATAACCGGCGAATCAGTCAATGAAAATCAAGCACCACAGTTTGATAGCTATAAGGAAGCTGATAGATACCTACGTGACTTGGCCCACGAAAAAGGCATGAATCCTGTAGATTTATTTGGTAAGGGAGACTTTGCCCAGTATCAACGTCGTGTATTCCAGCTGGTAAAGTCAAAAGAAGGCGAAAAAATTAAGGAAGCGGGCGAAACGCGACATGTACTGTACCTAAATGGTAAAGCAGCGGCGCATTATGCTACACCAAACGAAGCACGGCAGCAGGCGGATCTGGTGTTGAAAAAGTTTCCCAATACCCGGGTAGAAATCCGACCAGCCCAGACTGGCTTGGCCGAAGAACAAGTTCGTCTGGATGCTCACTGCTGGCAAAACAAAAAGATAGGCAATCCCAAAACCAAACTCAAGGGCGGTGTAAGAGTCAACAACTGCGTACCCAAATGAAAATACTCGAAATAATGGAAGGTGATGTGATCCGTACCCGGTTTGCTACCAAACAAGCACAACGTGGCCTAGACAAATACAGGCCGGTACCGGGTCTGAAAATTCCGGTGTTTGACCGCGCACGTGGTGGTTCACTGCCGCCCGATCTGGCTCAGGATCCCGAACCCTTTGCTCGCTTCTACGCTCAGCCCACAGGCCGTGGTAATGCTACGCACATCATGGGTGTGCGTGAAAATGGTCGGGAATACATCACCAGCACAACCAACAGTGAGGAACTGGCTGCGGCTCTGGCCGATGCCTACAATCGCGGTGGATTCAGCGCACATGACATACAACCGGTGCGCCTGCGCGAGATGGCCGAGGGATTTCGAGTATATGCTGCTAGAGTCAAGGTCAAGAATCCCTTGTACAATAATACCGTGGATGTGGCTGTGTTTGCCAAAAATACTGCCATGGCCCGAGCCCTGTTACAGGCGCAGTTTGGTGCTGATTCAGTAGTGACCAACGTGCACGAGCTGTCGGCCTAGCATGAGCGCGGCCACAATACAATGCTGGGTCAATTGCGTCAACCCCAATGCCAGCCCTCGTTATAGACTTTGGGTCAATCACGAACTGTTCATGGAACGCACCTGGCGCTGGGGGCAGGATCACTATCTAGAAGAAACAGTGACCATATCGGGCAAGTCCGGCCAATATCACATAAGATATGAAACTGTGCCCGGCGATGTTGGGCAGTTTGTTACCAGCAACTGGCAAACAATAGCGGGACCGGCTGTGATCATACAGCCCGGACTAGTGGAGATTGCGTGATGCGAATACAGGAAATCATGGAAACAGCGTCGGTGGGTGGTACGTGTGCAGGTGGTATGGCCACTGTAGCTCAGCCCCTGGGCTCAGTAATCTCTAGAGAACAAAAGACACGCGCAGCTAAATATCAGAACAGCGCACCACGCATGGGACAAAATTATGCTAAAAGAAATACTGAAAAAACTCTTGGCCAGTGAATATGCTTTTGTGATCAAAGCACAGTTCTTTCACTGGAATGTGGAAGGACCCGATTTCGTACAGCTACATCAATTGTTTAACATGATCTATGATGATGTGTACGGGGCCATTGACCCCACAGCTGAATACATCCGTACTCTAGATGACTATGCACCAGGTAGTTTTGAACGTTTTGCAGAATTGAGCGAGATCTCGGGACAGACTCGAGTACCACGTGCTCGTCTCATGATAGAAGAACTCTTGTCTGACAGTGAAAAAATGATCGCACTGTTGAATCAGTGCTTTGATGCCGCCGAATCAGAAGATCAGCAGGGTATAGCCAACTTCATAGCCGAGCGTATTGATGCTCATGGCAAATGGCGTTGGCAGTTGCGTAGTTGCGTTCGGGATCAACGAGCATGAGCCCCAATTTCCGAGACCTATTGAAACGCATGACCGAGATTGACGAGGGTGCCATTACCCCAGTTGGTGTCAAGTCTGGTCTGAATCCCCAACAACGCCAGGCCGATCAACTGCCGGCTCTGTTTCGTCCTCGCAAGATAAAAGCTCTAGGTTCAGCCACTGATCCCCAGCACCCCATGCAGGGTATGGCTGTGGGTGCCAGCGAGGCAGTTGATCAACCACAAACCGCATTGGCCGAGCGCATGACCGAAGTAGAAGAAGATATGTTGGGTCGAGTCAAACGAGATCTCAACAATTATTTAGATAAGCTGGCCAGTCGGCATGCCGATGATGGTCAACGCAAACCTGGTGATCGTGGTGATAAGTTGGGCGATAAGGATATTAACGATGCCGGACTTAAACCGGCTCAACAGGATTTATGTGTAGAAACTGTGGCCATGGAAGATGGTTCTATCATGACCATACATGGTGACGATAACAACGGTTATGAGATACGCCGTGGTGATAGACGCATGGCTCATCGTTTCCCACGGCTGGATCATGCACATACTGCGTTAGAATTATATCGGGCAAGACGACGTACCAAAGATCAATCGCAAGACTACGTTGAGGAACGTTAATGAAGACCCCCGTGACCGAGGCTTGGCAAGATATATTCAAACGTTCTCCGGTGCAGCCAACAGCACCAACTCAATCCGCATGGCAACAGGCTGGATCTCCCCGTGATCGGCAAGGTCTGATTTCCTTCTTGACTAACATGGGAGTACCCCAGGCAGCCATATCGGTCTTGACCGGACAGCCCGGAACAGATCCACGACAGTTGACTCGCCAGCAGTATCAAACTATGCAGAGTTCGCAGAGAAGATTGTCTACTATTTCTAACCCAAAGAGAAAAGCAGAACTGCAAGCCAAGCTACAAGCTGACATCAAAAAGAAACAGAGCAAAAAATCTCAACCCACTTCATTGGGTCAAAAAGCTACCACAGTTACAAAACCCAGCGATATCTATAGTATAGGTGGACAAAAATTAGATCCCACAAATCCTGAACATGCCAAACTTATAGCACGAGCACAATCAGCAACTAGTGCAGTAAAGCAGCCTGCTCGCACTGTATCCAGTGTAGCAGCACAACCAGCAGCAGTACAACCAGTAGCACAACCCAGCATGTCGGACCTCATACGACAACGTCGGGCCCAGGGCTTGACTGAAGAATTAATCTGGACCAAAACATTTGATCCCAGCTACACCTTGCTGGAAAAAATTCGTCGTGAATCCTGATCAATATCCAGTGTGGCCTGAGCCCGGTGAGTACGATCTACCGCTCAATCCCTACGCTCCCACAATTGACATATTGGCATCATAATTCTTGACATCACTCGTGTGTGTGCTATAATTACTCGCACAAGGAGACGCACATGAGCGATCGTATTTTTACTGCTGAACAAAAAGCCAAACTGACCCAAGTGATCAACGAGGGTATGCAAGTGTTACACGAAGTGGAAACCCTGAATGGTGGACTCAGTGATACCATCAAGGCCGTGGCTGAAGAGATGGAAATCAAACCCGGTATTCTCAAGAAAGCCATCAAGCTGGCTCACAAAGCTGAATTTGGCCGGGAACAACAGGATCACGAACTCCTGGAAACTATCCTGACCACTGTGGGTAAAACCATATAATCTATCCCAGATTGTGAGGACGAGTCGCTGGCGTAACCAGCAAGCGCAAAGCCGGTGGGCTATAAGCCACAAAGGAGAGCATGAGTTATATCGATGCGTTATTTGATCGTGAGCACGATCGTATTCATTTGGTAGGACGACGCGAGGGCAAGCGTTATTACGAAGAGTATCCGGCCAACTACGTGATGTATTATGATGATCCGCGGGGCAAGTTCCGTAGCATCTATGGTACATCGGTTGCCAGGTTTAGCACTCGTAGCAGCAAGGAATTTCGCAAGGAACAACGCATACAGTCGGGTAAGAATCTCTATGAGGCCGATATTAATCCGGTATTTCGCTGCCTAGAAGAGAACTACAAGGGCAAAGATGCACCTCGATTGCACACAGCGTTTTTCGACATTGAAGTAGCATTTGATGCCGAACGCGGCTTCAGTAGACCGGATGATCCATTCAATGCCATTACGGCTATTTCTGTATACATGGACTGGTTGGATCAGTTGGTCACACTTGCCATCCCACCTGCCAGCATGAGCATGGAAACAGCCCAAGAAATCGCGCAGCAGTTTGACAATTGCTTTATATTCGAGCGCGAAGCTGATCTCTTGGACACATTCCTAAACCTAATTCAGGATGCCGATGTGCTGTCGGGGTGGAATAGTGAAGGCTATGATATACCCTATACTGTGATGCGTACTACTAGAGTGTTGAGCCGCGATGATACTCGTAGATTCTGTCTCTGGGATCAGCTGCCTCGGCAGCGTACCTTTGAACGGTTTGGCGCCGAAAGTCTCACGTTTGATCTCGTGGGTCGTGTGCATCTAGACTACATGCAACTCTATCGCAAATACACCTATGAAGAACGGCACAGCTATAGTCTGGATGCTATCTTGGAGTACGAGGGTTTAGAAGGCAAGACCAAGTACGAAGGTACACTGGATCAGCTCTATAACAATGACTTTCGCAAGTTCGTAGAATACAACCGGCAAGACACACGTGGCCTAGCCACAATCGATCAAAAGCTAAAATTTCTAGATCTAGCCAATACGCTGGCGCATGAAAACACAGTGCTGCTACCCACTACCATGGGCGCAGTGGCTGTGACTGAACAGGCCATCATCAATGAAGCACACGAACGTGGCATGGTAGTTCCAGTACGCCGACACAAACTCACAGACGAAGATACTCAGGCTGCAGGTGCCTATGTGGCTGTGCCCAAAAAGGGCATGCATGAATATATCGGCAGTATCGATATCAACAGTCTGTATCCCAGCACCATTCGCGCCCTAAACATGGGCCCTGAAACCATTATGGGTCAACTGCGTCCTATCATGACTGACCATTTGATCAAAGAGCGCATGACCAAGAAAAAGATGAGTTTTGCCGCGGCCTGGGAAGGCCTGTTTGCTACCCTAGAATATACCGCAGTAATGGAACAGCAGCGCGGCACTGAAATCACCATAGACTGGGAAACAGGTGAAAGCACCGTACATACCGGTGCCGAGATCTGGCGCATGATATTTGACAGCAACCAAGCCTGGGTACTCAGCGCCAATGGCACAATTTTTACATACGACAAAGAAGGTATTATCCCGGGACTATTACGTCGTTGGTATGCCGAGCGTAAAGAGATGCAGGCACGACTGCGTGAATGTACCAACAAGGCCGACGAGGAATACTGGGACAAGCGTCAGCTGGTCAAGAAGATTAATTTGAATAGTTTGTATGGTGCAATTTTAAATCCAGGCTGCCGCTTCTTTGACAAACGCATCGGTCAAAGTACCACACTTACCGGGCGCAGTATTGCTCGACACATGGATGCTTATGTAAATGAATGCGTGACCGGTCGATACGATCACACCGGCGAGGCGATCATTTACGGTGATACAGACAGTTGTTATTTTTCTGCGTGGCCTGCAATACAAAAAGAAGTAGAGTCCGGTACCATGAACTGGGACAAAGACATTGCCATACAGCTTTACAACAGTATCGCGGATCAGGTCAATACCAGTTTCCCTGCCTATATGGAACAGGCATTCCACTGCACTCGCGAGTTAGGATCTGTGATACGTGGTGGTCGAGAGATTGTGGCCATCAAGGGATTGTTTATTACCAAAAAACGCTATGCCGTTTTGTATTATGACAAGGAAGGTAAGCGAACCGATGTCAACGGCAAACCCGGCAAGATCAAGGCCATGGGTCTGGATCTCAAACGTTCCGATACCCCCAAGGTCATACAGGATTTCCTAAGTGAGGTTCTGGAAGATGTGTTGACCGGATCTCAACGCGAAGAAGTAGTGGACAAGATATTGAAATTCAAACAATCATTCCAAGATCGTCCGGGTTGGGAAAAGGGTTCACCCAAACGTGTCAACAACCTTACCAGCTATGGTAATCGAGAGGAACGTGAGGGCAAGACCAATATGCCCGGACATGTACGTGCTGCCATTAATTGGAATACGTTACGCAAAATGAACAGTGACAATTACAGCATGCAGATCGTGGACGGCATGAAGGTGATTGTTTGCAAACTGCGTACCAATCCCCTGGGTTATACCAGCGTGGCCTATCCCACAGACGAAGCTCACTTGCCGCAGTGGTTTACAGAATTGCCGTTTGATGATACGGCCATGGAAACCACAGTGATTGATGGCAAGATTGACAATCTCTTGGGTGTATTGGATTGGGATCTTGCCAGCAGCACTAACACGCAGAACACTTTTCAATCACTGTTTACTCTACGATGACTGTGCAGGAACTTCTGATGTTGCGCGAAAGTCTCGCAGCAGTTGATATTGCGCAATCACACAACAGTTATGCGAAAATGTTGGATCAGTTTGATTTCTGCGTGTTGTCAAAAACCCAACAGTTATCAACGCAGCACGAAGTATTGAGTGATCTAGTGAAGCAGATACGCCAATCGCACGGTGACTTTGATCATGCTATCAATAACTTACTGGCCTATATCGATAGCCAGTTAGAGATGGCCAACCAAGAGTGCGAAGCGCAATCCCTAGCATGGTTCTTGGAATCTCAACCACGTTTTCGGACTCTGGATCTGATGCGTGTCCAGAAATTACAGCCCGATCCAGAACTGACTCAAGAACTCAGTCTTCGTATAAAAAACATACAGCAATGGTGCTGGCCAGGTTTGATAATACATCCCGGAGAAGAATCTTTTATAGATTCCATGACCAGCATGGATCCGTTATATCTAGTGGATACTGACCAATCTTTGCTGGAACCTGCCCTAAGTAAATTCAACGGTCTTTACCAAAATCGTTTACGTTGTTATACGGTTCTGGAAGAACCGGGTCAAGAGATACTGGCACAACTGCCACAAGGGCAATTTGGCTTGTGTTTTGCCTGGAACTTTTTTGAATATAGACCTTGGCCTATATTGCAGCAATGGTTGCGAGAGATATGGGCATTGTTGCGGCCCGGCGGCCGTGTAATTTTCACTTTCAACAACTGTGATACGTTACAAGGTGTTAGATTTGCCGAGATCAATTGGCAGGCCTGGAGTCGTGGCCGGGACATCAAGGCATTTGCATTAGAACAGGGGTTTGATATCGTAACGCACAAAACGCATCGTGGTATCAACTGGATGGAATTGGAACGGCCTGGCAAGTTGACCACACTTCGCGGCGGCGCCACTATGGCCAAAGTCGTTGCTAAATTTTAGCCAAAACCCTAGCACGATCTAAGTATTACCTGTATAATCAATCAATCAAGGAGAGTATATGCGAGACCATTTGTTAGATCTAGTAGGACACACCTTTGACTTGGGTTGTATCGATCTGGTCAAGATTGTTGGGGACGAGAATACCACCGCAGTAACAGCATTAGCTGAAGACCTCAGTGTAGTGATTGATGCCAAATTCAATGGACCAGTTGCTGAATTTGTAGGCACTTTTGGTATGCCCAATCTTGGCAAATTGAAAGTTTTGTTGGCGCTGGAGGAATATCGTGAAAACGCCAAGATCACGATCAAGCAGAAGGAAGATGGATCACCAGAGTCATTGGAGTTTGAAAATGCTGTTGGAGATTTCCGCAACAGCTATCGATTTATGAGTGCCAACTTGGTTAATGCACGAGTCAAAGAGGCTCAATTCAAGGGTGTGACCTGGAACGTGGAATTTGAACCCATGGTGGCCTCGGTCCAGCGTTTGAAATGGCAAAACCAAGCCAACAGCGAAGAATTGCATTTCCAGATGAAAACTGAAAATGGCAATCTCAAGTTCTACTTTGGTGATCAAAGCACACATGCTGGAAACTTTGTATTTCACACCGGTGTCAATGGCACTATCAAACGTGCATGGAGTTATCCAGTAAAGACTGTGATTTCAATTTTGGATCTTGTGGGTGACAAAACTTTCCGCATCAGTGATGAGGGTGCAGTACAAATCACAGTAGATTCAGGACTGGCTGTTTATAACTATATCCTGCCGGCACAAAGCAAATAATCACACAAAGGAGATCGTATGGACCTCGAAACAGCAGTAAATTTTTTGGGTTGCTCAATTCTGATTTCAGTTGGGTTTTTGATTTTACTTGCGGCCATCATAGCCGGAAACAACATGGTGGCCATCTGGTGGAAGTCTTGGGGCTGGAGTTGGCAAAATTGGGTTAATGTTTACGATCCCAATCATAATAGCACCGGGGGCAATCAACAAACTACCCCAGTCATTAAATGAATCAACACAACCTCACAGCAGCACAGCAGGATTATGCTATATTCCTGCCGGCCATTAGCGGATTTTATGCCACCTACATAGGCAAGCAACGCAGTTTTGACTATGTAGAAAAGTCGCGTATGCCCGCGGGTATACCCGATATGGAACAGATGAATTGGCTCAATCCCCAAAAAGCTCTATTCCCTTATCGTTGGAGCCTGTATTCGGCTGGACATGCCAATCTGGATCTTGCCAAGCCCGATCCACGCGAGGATATGATACGTGATCGAGACGCCAGTTCTGTAATTTTTGCAGACTCGGGTGGATTCCAGATCGCCAAGGGCGTATGGCCAGGCGAGTGGGCCAATACACGGGATAAGAACGCGGAGCGACAGCGTGAACGAGTGCTCAAGTGGCAGATGGGTATAGCCGACTATGGCATGACCATGGACATACCTACTTGGACTTATCTCAATCGAGAAGCTGCGGCCAAATGTGGAATCCACAGCTATCAAGACGCAGTAAACGCCACCCAATACAACAATGAGTATTGGATTGCCAATCGTTGGGGAGATACGCGCATACTCAACGTGTTGCAAGGTAGTAATCATAACGAAGCTGATCACTGGTATGCACTCATGAAGAACTATTGTGATCCCAACCAATATGAACGTCACTTCAATGGTTGGGGTATGGGTGGTCAAAACATGTGCGATGTGCATCTGGTATTGAAACGCTTGGTTACGTTGATTCATGACGGATTACTAGAACCTGGCGTGCAGGATTGGATGCATTTCCTGGGCACAAGCAAACTGGAATGGGCCGTGCTATTGACCATAATGCAACGTGCAATTCGACGATACCATAATCCACGGTTTACTATCAGTTTTGACTGTGCTAGTCCATTTTTGGCTGTGGCCAATGGTCAGTTATATCACAGTATCGTAACCGAGGATCGTGGCAAGTGGAGTTATCGCATGAGTCCCACTGCCGATAACAAAAAGTATGCCACAGATTCACGATCGTTTGGTGCGGCTGTGCAGCAAGATGGCATCCATCCGGTGTGGGAGGATTCTCCTATAACCAGTCGTCTCAAGATATCCGATGTGTGTTATTACAAGCCTGGTGATCTCAACAAGATCGGCAAGGAAGGTCGCACATCTTGGGACAGTTTCAGTTATGCTCTACTCATGGGGCACAGCGCCTGGATGCATATTGAATCAGTACAACGTGCCAACCGTGTATTTGATTCGGGTAAGTCAGCACCAGACATGCTGGTACATGCACTAGATCCCGACTACGACATAGCCAATCTCATTGACCAAGTGTTTGCAGCCCGAGACCGCGCTCGCAGTTTGTGGCTGATTGATCACTACAGCAATCGTTGGATGGATGTGATTGGTACTAGAGGCTATACTGGCAAAAGGGCTGTGAGTGCCCGACCACAATTTTCGGCACTGTTTGATGTAGAAGAACCCGAAACCAATCTAGATGAAAATGGGCTAGATCCCGATAAACTGGATGCATTGGAGCAAAATCAATGAAGAGAGCAGGACACGAAGATCGAAAGTTTTTCCTGGGTCACGAGGTGGAAAAGACTCCGGCTCTGGGGCGCAAGACACTGTTTGTGATTGGCTGTCAGACCATCCCGGAAGTGGAACACATACTCAATGATGCGTTCCTGAGCATAGGTGGCGAAGTCACTCATATCTACTTTGGTGCCAATCACAGTTTCTCCCCAAGGTCCTCGCAGGACTGGGGAGACTGGACCCAATTGATATTGCATTTCTTGGCTCGTGGATTCTGGTGCACTCTAGATTTTGATCTCTGCCATGCCGAATCTGTTGCAGGATCCAGCCTAGTAGAGTATAATACTTTCATACCTATGATCAGTGTGAAACTGCCTTACGTGCGACTCATGAACTACAACGCCGTGGTCAAAATTGATGATCGAGACTTTGCAGCAACCAATCCCGGTGTATGGTGCCACAGACTGCACAATCTCCAGAGTCCGGAAACATTCACTGACTGGAGTGCGTACAGCAGTGACGAGGTGCTGCGATGACTAAGTGGGATCAAGATCTCTGGTTGTTCACTCCCAAAGAGTTTGCTCAATTGCCCGATGGGATTGAGCTAGAATCAATCTCAGGTGATATTAAGACCAAGGGGCGTGACGACATCGATCAAGACACCAGGTTTGGCTATTTGGCCTGGGGTGTGCGTGATCCGCTCAATCATGAACATCAACATCTGTTCACGGTATTTGGACTCACGCAATGATTGATCTCCAATACGACCTCCATATACCAGCACGAGATCTACAAGCTATAGGTGAGTGGTTGGAACAGAATATGCCTAACCCTGTGTTACCGGAACAGCAACGTTGGACCATGGGATACAGCACCGATGGTAGATCGGGTATAAGATTTTTGAATGACCACGATGCCACTTTCTTTTCATTAAAATGGGGATACAAGTTTGATTGATCCACGACAACAAGCTCTCCTAGAGCAGGCAGTAAGAATCATGCAGACTGCCACAAGAAAAATCTGGGTGACCTTTCAAATGGAAGGTATCCATAAATACCCGGCAGCGGCCACAGATCCCAACTTGGCCACGGGGGATCAATATGACGTATCGTTTCTTGCTCATCCTCATCGCCATATGTTTCATTTCCGCGTGTGGATCGATGTGTGGCACAATGACCGGGACATCGAGTTCATCCAGTTCAAGAGATGGCTCGTTTCGCTGTATAGTAATACCAATCCCGTTCTAGAACTGGACAATCGACGCTGCGCGATGATCGCAGATGACCTATATCTTGAAATTCAAGGCCGCTATCCAGGTCGCACTGTGTGGATAGAGGTGTCCGAAGACGGCGAAAACGGATGCTTGATCAAGTATGAAAAGCCGGTCTTTCAATCTAACCCCTGGACTATAATCAACTAAGGAATCAACATGGGCAAATTCAACTATCGACCCAACCCCCGCGTCACAGCCGTGCTGGATGATCTGGCACAGTATCTCGACTTCTGTCGAGACCACGGTTATCGTTACGACGAAGCCGATCTAGGTAACTGGAAAAGTTACGCCTATCAACAATACAACAAGTTCTTGCAGGGCAAACCTGCCAAGAACATGTGGGACCAACTGATCCGCTCGGCACGGGGCGTGTGATGAGAAAACTCTGGTACATGGGACTGGAGTCCTACGAAAGTCGTTACACCTTGCAGCTCACAGAATGGAACCGGCGCGTGTTTGGGCGACGCGGTCTGAATGTAGTCTATGTGCCGGGACAAACGCTCAACGATAGCCAGCGCATATCGGTGGGTCAGGTCTTGGATGCGCATGGTCGCAGCTACTTTGGCATGAGCCAAATCATGAACCTGGTACGCTGGATGCAGCAGGGTGAAGTCACTGCCGATGACGTGATCTACTTCGAAGACATGTTCCAACCCGGAATGGAAAGTCTACCCTATATCATGGATCAAGTGGCCGCTCAATATCGTCCACGTGTGTTTGTACGCTGTCTAGCCCAGGCCATCGATCCCGATGACTTTGTGCATGTGTGGGGCATGAGCCGCTGGATGAGCCTGTACGAACAGATGTGCAACGAATTTGTCACCGGTGTCTTGGCCACCAATGAGGAAATGGTAGCACACATGCGTATCGCAGGCTGGCGCGCACCCATCTACAATATCTCGGGCTTGGCCTTTGGCAAGAGCGAAGTACAAGAACGCATAGGTGGTGCTGACAAAATCACGCCGTTTGAACAGCGACCCTATCGCGTGGCCTTTGCTGCGCGTTGGGATCAGGAAAAACAGCCCGGCTTCTTCATGGATCTTATTGAGCTGTGGAATCAACGTAACAGACGCCAGGTAGAATTTGCCATCTACCAGGGCGGTGATTTGCGCAGCAACAATTCCGAATATGTGCGCCGCGCACGAGACATGGCCGAGCAGGGCAAACTACGCATCTATGAAAATCTCAACAAGAACCAATACTACCAACTTCTTAATGAGACTCGGGTACTGTTCAACTGTGCCTTACAGGACTGGGTCAGCAACACCGTGAGTGAAGCCGACAGCCTGGGAGCCAATGTGCTGTATCCAGCCTATCGCAGTTTCCCCGAAACTTTTGCCAACGATGCCAGCCGCATGTATGTGCCCTGGAGTCTAGAAGATGCCTATGCCAAACTGGAATCGCTCTTGACTTGGGCTCACCCCAACCAGGGTCAGATCTCAGACTGGACCAATGGCACCATAGATCGCATCGTGGACGTAATGGAAACCGCGGGCACCATTACAGAAGGTGGCATGAGTTGCAGTGCTACAAAATGGGGTCGCAATGATCGGCAATATCGTGATCATGTGGCAGGGGCCAAATACCCTCTCAATACAGGAGATCATCAATGACTGTGCTAGTTACCGGAGCCTCGGGCTATATTGGGGGTCAAACACTGCTGCATCTGCGCGATCTAGGGCATGATGTAGTGGGTATCGATCGGCGCGAACCCAGCAAGATCATAATCGATGCAGCATCGGATTTCTTTATCGGTAGTTGCACTCTGTTCCATGCGCGTAATCTCATACGTGATTGTCAACCTGATGCTGTGATACACTGCGCGGGTACCAGCCTGGTAGGCCCCAGCATCACCAACCCGCGTGACTATTACGAAAACAATTACTATGTCTCCAAAGAATTGCTGGATTGGGTGCTAGAACATTCACCGCGTACTCGGGTGATTTTCAGCAGCTCAGCCAGTGTGTATGGAACACCGGTCATGACTCCCTGCCATGAAGTGGATCCTATCTCGCCCATATCGCCCTATGGCGAAAGCAAGGCCATGATAGAATGGATGCTGGCCAGCTATGCTCGCGCCTATCATTTGGACTATGTATCGTTTAGATATTTCAATGCCTGTGGTGCCGATCCCCAGACCCGACATGGTCAGGAGCAGGGTGCAACACATGTGATCGCTCGTGTGCTGGAAAGTGTCCGGGACCATGCGCCTTTCACCATCTATGGCGAACAATACCCCACGTTTGATGGTACCTGTGTACGGGATTATGTGCACGTAGATGACATCGCTCATGCACATGCTCTGGCCTTGAATCCCAATGTGGGCGCGGGTGCCTATAATCTTGGTACCGGTCAGGGGCACAGTGTGAGGCAGATCGTGGAGGCAGTGTACCGAGTCACTCAACAACAACCGGATGTGATCTTGGGTGATGAGAGACCGGGCGACCCTGCTGAACTCACTGCTAGTGCAGATCGATTTGGTCGTGAGTCGGGCTGGCG